ATTAATTGCAGACGAAGATAGAAAAGTATCAACACTGTATGATATGATAAACGAGAATGCCAGTGATACCATGACTGTGAGAACCGTTTATGTAATTGGTCCTGATAAAAAAGTAAAACTTAAGATGGATTATCCTGCCAGTGCTGGTAGAAACTTTAATGAAATATTAAGAGTGGTTGACTCATTACAATTAACTTACAAACACAAAGTTGCAACACCGGCTAATTGGAAAGTGGGAGATGATCTTATACTTACTGCTGCGGTCACAGATGCAGAAGCAACATACAAATATATAAGTTTTACAAAACATAAACCATACTTGAGAACTATCAAATACACTCAAGTTCAAGGACACGATAATTAAAAATGACTAGCACGTATGGAAAAACCTGGGATGGCAAATCACGTCCTGTAGATGACACATACAGACAAAACTACGACGATATATTTGGTCCTAAAAAAGAAGACACAGGAGATCCTGAACAAGACATGTTGCTGATGGACGAACAGATACAAGAGATCAAAAGACTGCGAGCACACATAGGCAACATGCAGGTACAGATAGCAGACTATCAACAGATAGTCAATGAGCTTACTGCTCGTTTAGAAAAATTAAAGATTTCTTAAAGAATAGATCACAGCATCTTTGCGAGTGCGAAACTTGATGTATAAATCTTCATTGCTGTCCGTACCACAATACACATTCGTTCTGCCGCCGTTGTTCTGCACAAACTCCTCATCATCAAAATCCACGTAAAATTCTACATCTCGAGCAATCACAACCTTGGTCCCCCAAAACATAGGCCACCAGTAGATAGGGTTAGCACCATACTTGTCTATTATCATGGCAAAGAATCCCATTATAGGCAGAGTGACGAACAGTGTCAAAGGCTCCACCCACCACACCATGAGATTGCCCACTGCCCAATCTATCCAATGCACCACCAACCAATACACTCCCCACAGTGCCAGCAGTATGCCCAACAGCAGTGTTGTTTCTCCCTCGTCAGTTTCAAACTGGTCACGATAGTATCCGCGATGTTTTCTTCTACCAAATTGTGGAGGCAGCATATTAATTTAATTTATATTCTTTTGTTAATTTTACTAACCCATTCATGAAAAAATTATTACCTACAATCCATTTATTATCAACATTTTTATTTACATAATCTATGAATGTATGCCAACGGTCACGATTTTGATTAATCCAGTTCCAATCTCGAGAACCCATTGCAAAATAATTTACATTAGTACTCATATAAAATTGGTGTTTAAGAGAAGGATATATTAGGTCATGAAAATGATCTGGATTCAGTGTTCTCATTACATTATTTTCTTTTTTATTTTTATAAAAATTCATAATAACGTGACTTTGTTTTATAGGAATTAATGGAGCATCAGGAGACCAATAAAATCCTTCTATACCTTTGTTGTAATCTGATTCTAATTGATAGCTACCATTTAAATAAGCATGGAAATCAGAAAAGAAAAAAATCCATTTTCCATTTTGAACTTTTATATTTGGTTTGTTTACCCCAAATATAGTACCAACGTTCTTACCTAATTTTAATAATGAATCGTATTCTTTGATATATTTGTGTGATTCAATTTCAAATCTATTACTAGGACTCAACCATTTCATTAACATTTTGTATAGATAATCTTGATCATTATAAAATGTATTTTGATACGACGATAACCATTCTTTAATATCAATAACTCTAACTTTAATTTTAGGATAATTTTCTTGTATTTTTTTTAATTCAAATCTTGCAGATAGATTGTATTCATAATGTATATTACTTTTAGTTTCGCCAGAATTATAAAAAGAAAAAACTTCATCTGGATATATGTCTTGTTTAACAAAACTTTCTAACATATTATGACTATCTCTACCACCACTATAAGATAAGATTAGATAATCGTATTTTTGCCTTAATTGTTTTGCTCTTGAGTAATATAATTCTTGTAAACTGTTAGATGGTTCTAGAGTCCAATCAAAAGCACTATAGATATCATCATTATAATGCCATTCTAATTCTTGTTTATATCTTTGGCTCCATTCTATTGCTTCTAATTTAGAATACGTTTTTTTTTGACCAATAGTATAATAACCAAAAATATCAGGATGTACACAAGGTGTCATACTGTTAATTATAAAGTATTTTTAAATATAATTAATTTTGTGGATATTCCTCACCACTAACGTTTTATCGATATTAGACGCTTAGGGTGCAGTCTTAATAGGGTAATCGCCTTCGGGTTTGGCAGATTTATCACCAAATAATCTCACAGCATGATAGGTATACCATGCTCTGAACCAGCCCATACCATCTTCTAGACATAATTTTCTCATAGTAGCATCTGCTACCTTGCGGTATTTGTTAGCGTCCAGTTTGCCCATTCTCATAGATTGATACAGTGCGTCATGCACCAAAGCACCACGCATGAAATCCTTGGTGTCTATTGTGGGTCCACTGGGACCATCCCAACAATAGCCATCGTAGATGATCAGTGTGCCGTCCGTTTTGAGATCGATGTAATCCGTGTCCACTGTCTCTCCTATAATATCCACTACAACTGTGTAGTCTTTTTCTAATTGATATTTGTAGCCTTCGCTGTATGTGATCATGTGTGCTCCTACTGGTTATAACAGTATTTAACCGTTGTAAGGGTATTTTTAAGCATAGACAACCCGTATTATTGTGCTATACTATAAGTTAAATACTCATATGCAAAAGAAAACTCGCAGCATCCTGGAAGAATTAAGCTCAGTTAGGGGTAATAAAGATCCTGAAAACTTTGTTGAAAGCAGAGCGAGCCATATTATTGATTCAGCAATTAATCTCGTGAATTATATCCGAGAAAATTTTGATAACGAAACTGCATACCTATTGGAGAAAAGATTCAATGCAGCCATAAAAAATTTAGATCCAGACAAATTCAGCAGAGGAGTTACCAAAATTAAAGAACTCAAAGATGTCAAAAACAGTCTATCGTTAAAAGAGGGTGAACTCCGCGACGAGGATGAATAATGCTGATAGAAGAAGTAATAAACGAGTTTAAAAGAACTCATCTGCAACACATAGAAGATATTATTCTAACTGATGGTCACTCTGGTGGACAGGGTGTGATAGATTACTTCCAAGGCATACTGCAAACACTGCAGGGGTCAGCTGATCAACCCATCAACGTGTCAGTTAAATGGGATGGAGCTCCAGCCATAGTGTGTGGTATCAATCCTGAGAACGGCAAATGGTTTGTGGGTACTAAAGGTATATTTGCTAAAACACCCAAATTGAATTACACCAAAGAAGACATTGCTCGTAACCACGGCACAGATGATCTAGGACAAAAATTATTAAAATGTTTGGTGCATCTACAAAAATTAAACATCACGGGCATAGTGCAGGGTGACTTTATGTTTGACCGAGATACACTAACAAGACAGAACATTAGTGGAGAAAATTGTATAACTTTTAAACCCAATACCATCACATACGCAGTGCCTGAGAACAGTGACTTGGGCAAACAGATGTCTGCAGCACAGGTGGGAATCATATTCCATACCACCTACACAGGAGATACCATAGCCAATTTAAAAGCTCAGTATGGTGCTGATGTGGCTGCATTCACTCGCACATCAGATGTGTGGTTTGACAATGCCACATATAAAAATGTCAGTGGCACTGCTAATTTTACAAAAGAAGAACAACAGCAATTCACCACAGGCATAGAGCAGTTAAAATCCCTGTTGAACAGTGTGCCAAACAATCTATCAGCGATGCTGGGAGTGAACAAAGACTTCCTACCTTTCTTTATGCTATTCATCAATGATCAAATAAGACAAGGCAAAATACCCACAGATACCAACCAGTATCTAAAAGACTTTGCACAATTCTATCAAGGCAGAATGCAACAGCAGGCAGCAGGATTGAAAGCACAGAAAGCTCTGCAACTGAGACAGCAGAAGATCAAAGACATGCCTCTATTTCTAAAACAGATGCAGAAGCCATTGGCTGCCATGATGGCATTCTATAAAGAAGTTATTGCACTTAAAAATTTAACACTGGCAAAATTAAACAAAGCCACAGCTATTGGCACATTTGCACAGACAGATGCAGGATTAGAAGTGACTGATCCAGAAGGATTTGTAGCAGTGGGCACAGCAGGAGATGCAGTTAAATTGGTGGATCGATTGGGATTCAGCAGAAAGAATCTAACTGCGATCAATAAGTTTCAAAAAGAGGTTTAAAAAACTCGTCATTAATTGAATTACTTAGAGCACCTTTATTAAAAAACAAATCATAATTGTGCTGTCTAATATCCGCTGTCTCTTGATATATTTTAGATTTGTCCACCGTGCGAAGATGCTGACACAAAGACACTATCTTCTCTATTCTTTTATTTGGATTCTGTTCTAGATCATAGCTCTCATCAAACACAGAGTCAAATGTACGAAACCCCATCTCTCGTAATTTTTTTAAATATCCAAGATTACCATGCACCACAAATATCTGCTGTGCTATGATAGGTTTCCACAATTTCTCTGTGATGAATACATCATGATTATTGTCATTGGTCTCTGACACTAGATTAAAAGCACAGTCATTGAACTGTGGTTCATGTATGTCTTGATCACTGCCATATCTGGGATAATTGCTGGTATTCACCCACGGTAACTCATATGCTTGATTCAATTTAATACTGTAGGGAGGATCTAGAAAACTGATTAGACTATTGTCCAACAGAGATTGTTTTTGTAGAGCATCAAACAGTTGTTTTCTGTGTGTTCTAGACTGTTTATTTAGATAAAGAAAGTCGTATTTTTTATTGGAGTGATCGAAGTTGTATTTTTTATCTTTGTGTTTTTCATACATCAAGAACCAAAACCAATTGACACCACCGCTCCATGTGCAGTATTTCGTATCTCGAAGAAATGGTTTGTGGTATTGTATTTTTTGCAAATTTTCTTCTGACTCCCAAGGTTGTGCAATGATAAATTGAAAATCCTTTTGTTTTAAAATTTTTATCCTGCGGCTGAATTCTTCCCAATATTCTGTGCTGTTATACAGGTCTTTGTTGTTTAAACGATGATCTATCACAGCATAGAGTCTATCATACTTTGAAAGATCCATTGCGTTTAGTGTGTAATATTCTCCAGTATATGTTATACTTTCATTAGGCAAGGTGCAGAGATTAAAGAATCGCTCCACTCGAGGATGATCTCCGGTTTTCATTAGATCAGTGAGAACAAAAGTATTTTTAATTAACGATTTCATTGTATTATATGCGTATTTAATCCACACAACACAGTAATTAAAAAATCATTATAAGACAGCAGAATTTTACCAATATTGCTAATAAATACTTGCAACATGTCACCTGAGCGGTGATATGCCATTTAACAAGAGAAAACAGGAGAAAATAAAATGGCGTCAATAACAAGAACAACTGGATTAGGGCACGCACACGCGACTCTATATTCAACAGCAAACCTAGGGTTTTACTTTACAGATGCAGATGGATCAGCATCTACATTAGCAACTCAAGGTGGAATCGGTGGAGCAATAGAAGCAATAGCACAAAGATTACAACCTTTGGCTATGGATTCTGAAGGCACAGCAGGAAAAGTTAACCTAGTAGTTGACAATTCACAAAACAATGCTGCTTCATTACAAGTTAGACTAAGAGAAATGGGCACAGTGAACGGTTACAACTTCTCAGCCGGAACAGTTACAGCGGGTGGTGAGTTTATCGTATCTGCTTAATTAGAAATAGTTAAGTACGTTATCAAAACAAAAAGGGTGGACATTGTTTGTTCACCCTTTTTCTACGAATACACTTTCATTATAAGACAGCAGAATTTTACCAATATTGCTAATAAATACTTGCAACATGTCACCTGAGCGGTGATATGCCATTTAACAAGAGAAAACAGGAGAAAATAAAATGGCTACAGTAACAAATAACCAACCTAAGATTTCTTTAAATCAAGGTATTGGACCAAGAACCACAATCGTTAACCTAGCATTAACCAATATGACCAATGCTAACGTTGATACTGTGTTAAAAGCAATCGCTCAAGATGGTTTCACCATCGCCGGCGTTACAACTGCTGATGGATCAGCATTCGTATCTGGCACAACTGACAACATCCAAATCGCAGTACAAGGTACAGAAACCTTCTCAGCTGATGGTTCAGATGCTTACGGCGTAACAGGTGCAGCGACTACAGTGTTAGCAATATTTGCTTAATTAGAAATAATCAAGTAAGTTATTAAAGCAAAGGGTGGGCATTAGTTTGTTCACCCTTTCTTGTTTTGTGATTAAATAGTTTATTATATGCACACATATTGTATTACCACATTGGTAGACATCACAGAGAATGGAGTACTGCGCAATCAATTCCCATTCAAGACCAAGAGTGGAGAACTGGTACACGATGGTGCCACTTTAATCATTGCTCGCAATCAACAGGCCAATTTTACCACACTATTACAATTACTACAGATGAGAAGTAACATCGCTTGGGAAGACACTCCTAGAAAACAAATTGACTCTGTGGCCAACTGGCGCTTTGGATCTGTGTTTGAAGGTCGTCATACCATATGGCAGTTCGAATGGCAGGCAGAACAATCTGAAGTGTATGCATTCGATGGCGATCCTGTGGGCGGATTAATACAAGATTTTGATCAGATACCCATAATAAATTTCTGCAAAGAAACAGCCGCATTTCCTCGCAATGTTTTCAACACACACGACCCACGTTATATAAACACCTACTTTACAAAAGCAACGGTTTAGAATAAATAATGTTACTCAAGGCACATACAGCATTAATAGGCTCCACAGGAAGAAATGGCAAATATACAGGCTCGGTTAAGAGAAATACGTACACAGGTAACGGAAATAAAACGAGAGTTGAGAATATTAATGAGTGATTTAGAAAAGACCAATTTAGAAGCACACGTGGACCTTTGCGCAGAACGCTATAAAGGTTTACACGATCGTCTTTCTGCCATTGAAACCAGTCTTAAACGACTGAGTGACGATGTGCTTGAAGGACAGAAGAGCCAGAGCAAAACTCTTATAATGACTGCTGGCACTGTGGTAGCAGGTTTACTCAGCACCATAGTAGTGGTATTAATGAAAATCAGTTAATCTATATAGAATGTACATACACATATCTCGCCATGTGCGAGTATTCATCACTGAAAAACAACAAGAGTTTATAAACCAGTGGAAGAATCACGAACATTTCCTACAGAGCGAATTACCAATAGAACAAGCCATGGTTGCTAAGACACTGAGCGACAAAGGCATACTGGTAAGAAAAAAACTTGACAACGACACACAATACGCATTAAATAAACATATAAAATTCACAACAGAATAATATGCGTGACCGCAATGAATTAATAAGGCAAATCAAAGCCTATAAACTGGACGATAAGTTGCAGGAGTTGGCTCGCAAAAATGAACAGCAGCGACCGTTTCACCACCTGCCCAAACAATTCAGCAAAGGCATCCTCATTGGCAACGTGGCCATTGTACCACGCAGAGCCGATGAAACTCGTTTTGTGTACGTGATAGCGGACATGGTACAGGCCAAAATATTGCACGAAGACATACATCTTAAACAGAGTGCCATACTGATAGCTCATTACATAGCAGATGGTAAAGACATACCCAACAATATACTAGATCTAGATTCACAGTTTGCCAGTAAAATATTTGAAATAAAAAGTTTTAAAATGAAGTGGAGAGCAGCTGAAAAAGCAAAACAAGAGCAACAGTCCTTTATATACGAAAACAAGTATGTAGAAGCCAACCGCAAAGCCGACGAGATCAAAAAAAGGATTCAAACGCTGTTTGACAGTACTTTTAAATAAAAAACACGTATTTTTACACTTTAAAACAATATCCACAAACACTAGAGCATAATTTAAAGTAAATGAAATAAATACTGTAATAAATAGCTTTGGAGTAAAAAATGCCAAAAATTAGAACAGTAGAAATTGCTAAATTGCCCGCAGGTAAAATTAGATTTAGTGAAACTCAGCCAGCAATAAAAGAAAGAATCGATTCGGCAAGAACCCAAGGCAAACTAACAAATTCACCACAAGAATTTAGTAATGAAGGCGATCTACAAGTTGTTAAAACTATAACCATATGGAATAACAAGAGCGACTATGATGAGTTCACTGCATGGTATGGTGAAAGATATATTGCATTACACAAAGAGTATAATTTAGCAAACGGTATTACAATCACTAGAACTATTACACAAGAATAAGGAGAAATTATGCCTAAAGTAACAGTAGATATAACACAAACAATTCCATCAGGTGCTAACAGATTTTGGAGCAACGATGATGTTGATGGAAAAGCAATAAGAACCAAATGGGATTCTTATGTCAACAGCAATAAAGTTACTCTTACTAAAAATGTATCTGTCCTTGAAAATGGAAATATACAAACAGTGACGAAAGCAGTTTGGAATGATCAAACAGATTATAATGAATGGATGACTTGGTATGCTCAATATGATGCTAAAAGAACAGCTCACAATGAAGCTAATGGCATTGTAATAAACAGAAGCGAAACTATAGGATAATAATGAAAGCAACTGACTTAACAAAAAATATTACCACAGAAGGCCTACTGGCTCAATTCGAATCAAGATTTGGGCAAACAATGAACCTACAAGGTTTAGCACAAGAGCAATTAGAAGACATGGCCAACGTGGTTAGAACTAAGATTCATGAAATCACAAACAATCAACATTTTGGACAAGAATTAAAAGATGACAACTATCACAAACATCAAATGATGTTGGATATTTTAAATCAAGCGGTGAAAGAAGCGGCTGGTGGAATCAACACACAGGTATCTCCACAACAACAAGCACTAGCTAAAAAAATTCAAACAGTTCCAGGTCTAAAACCACAAGACAAAGATTCTATAATTGGAGCAATGGTTCAAAAAGAAACTGCAGTTAAAGAAGGCATTGAAAATCAATCAGAATTAATACTGGCTGCCAAAGACATAATGGACAAAGTGACAGCATTCTTAGAAGATCTAGCAAAAATGAAAACAGAGAGCATGCTGGAATTGTCAGACAGAATCCGAGATGAAATGGGAGCAGACAAAGCAGATGCTTTTGCACAAAAAGTTAAACCAGCTTTAGAATCAGCAGAACAAACACTGACTTCCACAAGAACAGAATTAGATCAAGCAGTGAGAATATTAACAGGCGAAGAACTTGCCAGCACAGAACCAATGGGTGCATTGGATGAGCCTCTAGACTCTACAGGTGATGAGTTAGATTCTTTAAACGCTCCAGCTGGAGATGAATTTGCATCCGCAGATGCTAATGCAGGTGGTACAGAACCAGAAGGCAGACAGAAGAGAGAAAGCCGAGAAGTGTTCGAAGCCAGCACAAGAATTTATTCAAGACTAGCTGGGAAGTAATCCCATGCGTTTCTCAGAGTTTCTCAACAGCACTAATAATGAATTAGAATCAGTGATTGTCAACACTCTACAAAATTTAAGAGGTGATGCTGACGAGCAAGGACAAACAGCAGAGATTAGTTTTGATGCTCTACAACAAATAATTAAAAACACAGGGTATGCCACTTTCAATTACAATCTATTCAAAAGCATACACGACAAAGGCACAGCTCTAAAGAATGTTGTGGATGATTTTAATCAAGAAAAAATTGTGCTTAAAACAGAGAAGCAGGCAGAAAAAGATCCCGCAATGAACAAAGACAATATTGGCAGCACCGACACTGTAAAGAAAATGGCTCAAGCAGCCATGAAGAGAAGAAGTTAAACGTTATCCAACCACTCAGCCACAAGAGGAAATAATTTTTTATAATCTGTTCCGCGTCTACGATCCAACTCTTCTAAATAGATTTTTAATTGTTTTTGTCTAGTAATGTTAGGTTGAGCCGTTGCCATTTCCATTGCTATACCATTCATATATACTTTATATTGTTCTTTTACAGAATCTTTATAACCCGCAGCCATGGGATCAAATATGTCCACAGCTTGTTTTAATCCCAAAGATAACACCTTGTCCCCAAATATACCTGGATACATATAAGGTCTCCCTGGCATTTCTTTTTGATTACATTTCATCATACTCCAATACACCTGTTTGGTTTTGCTCCACTGATTAATTTGCTCAGCCAGTTCCGGCATGGTTTGAGCGCTGAGCAGTGAGAATGCACTGTTGATGTTGTTAGTAAAATCAGTATTATACACCATCCAATCAAAGTTTTTTTTGAATAACTCTAATTTTAGTCCGTTCCTGATGTATTCTGCTTGCGGCCCCCAACAATCTATACTGCCTATAACATTAATTTTATCCAAACGTTTTTGTTCTACTAATTTTTGCAATCTCAACATCCAAGTTTTAAAACGTTCATGTTCCACAGTAAGATTAGAAAAAAAGACCAATGTTAAATTGGGCAAAGTTCTTTGTTCTAAAAATTCAATCATACGGAATGTTTCTTTTTGTAGAAACGGTTCTCCACCCAGTATCATCAATTTGTGTAAATCTTGTATATTGTTTTCAAACCACCTAAAAAGTTTTTCTGTAACTTCGTCGATCTTATCATACAATTTAAAATTGTCACCTATTCTAACACCATTTTGATCAAATAACCCAAAACGTTTTTCTTCAGCGTCGATACTAGAACTAAAATGTGCTGCACAATAGATACATTTTAAATTACAAGTGTTGCCCCAGTACACTTCCAATTGTCTAGGAGTAACTGAAACAGCAGTTAGGTCTGTATCTAACTCCGGAGGAGCAGTGGTACCTTCTAAATTTAAATGTATCATTCTGTCACTGGTTCCACCGGAATCTTCAATGTGTTTACAATGCTCACACCCACGACCGGGCCATTTGCCCTCCAACATTTGTTGTCTTGCTAAAATTTTTGCAGGTAAATTATGAAAATTAAAATCATTTCCCTCCATTTCTATAGGGTCAAATTGTACTCGGTGACAAGAAGCAGAAGCACCCTCAGTCAAATACAGTGTAGAATGAGTCCATTTTAACTGACAAGGTAACCCCTTTTTAATAGGAAAAGGTTTAGGTGGTTGCTGTGATATTCCCATTTGATTAAATTCCGTTTCTATAGTATAATTATACTAATGAAATTTACCAATGATACTCTCCTGGCACAAGGCATAGCTTATGTGGCCAAATATCCGTATAATGAATTGAATCGCACATCGCCAGAGGGTAAGAGACACTATACCACGCCAGATGGTCGCACAGTGCCTTCTGTTACCACAATATTATCACAGACCAAAGATATGACTCATCTCATAGCATGGAAGAAACGAGTAGGAGAACGAGAAGCACAAAGAATTGCTACAGAATCAGCCAACATCGGCACAGTGATGCACAAGAGTTTAGAGAAACACGTTAAGGGAGAATCTCGAATTCCTGGTTCTAATCTTATACAACAACAGGCACATGCCATGGCCAATGTGATCATTGAGAATGGTTTAAAAAATGTATCAGAAGTATGGGGATCAGAAATCAATCTTTATTATCCTGAATTGTATGCAGGTACTACAGATCTAATAGGAGTGTACAAAGGTGCCCCTGCTATAATGGATTTTAAACAAAGCCGCAAATTAAAAAAAGCAGAGTGGGTAGAAGATTACTATCTACAATTAGTAGCCTATGCAGAAGCACACAACAAGTTATTTGACACACAAATACGTCATGGTCGTATATTCATTTGCACACAGAATAATGAGTATCAAACCTTTGAAATTGACAATTACGACCAATGGGTAGGCAAGTGGTTCAACAGAGTAGAACAGTATTACAAGTCCATCTTATAACATAAATACTGTAAATTTAAGGAGCAATTTACAGTGCCAATAGTACAAAT